CATAGTCCGCATGTGCTGTTGATTGCTGACGAGGCCAGCGGTGTGCCTGAGGCGGTGTTTGAGAGTGCTGCGGGGTCTATGTCGGGGCATAGTGCGACGACGATTTTGACGGGGAACCCGACGCGGAACACGGGACTGTTTTACGACACGCATCATCGGCTGAAGGATGATTGGTACACGATGCATGTGAGTTGCATTGACAGCCCGAGGGTCAGCGATGACTTCATTGGCGAGATGATGATGCGGTATGGCGAGGACAGTCCGGCGTATCACATTCGCGTGCTGGGGAATTTCCCGCCTGCTGAAGAGGACACGGTCATTCCGGTTCACTTGATTGAGCGCGCGCAGGCCAATGAGGTTGAGATTGACGCGCATACGACGCCGATCTGGGGATTGGATTGCGCGCGGCATGGGAATGACAGCAGTGTTTTGTGCAAGAGGCAGGGTCCGAAGGTGCATCCGCTGAAGGTGTGGCGGAATATGGACTTGATGCAGCTAACGGGGGCTGTGAAGGTTGAGTATGACACGAGCGCGCCGGGTCTGAGGCCTGCGGAGATCATTGTGGACAGCATCGGGCTTGGGGCGGGTGTGTTGGACCGTCTGAGGGAGTTGGGGCTGCCTGCGCGTGGTCTGAACGTGTCTGAGAGGGCTGCGGCGAACGGGATTTACATGAACAGCCGTGCTGAGTTGTGGTTTAAGCTGAAGGAATGGCTTGAGGGGCGGGATGTTGAGTTGCCAAAGGACGATCAGTTGTTCGCGGAACTGGCGGCTCCGAGATATACGTTCACGAGCAGCGGGAAGATTCAGGTTGAGTCGAAGGACAGCATGAAGAAGCGCGGTTTGAAATCGCCTGACCGGGCTGATGCGGTGTGTTTGAGCTTGGCGACGGATCACACGACGATGGCTTATGGCACGTCGTTCAAGGGTGGCTGGGCGAAGCCTTTACGGCGAAATATCCGTGGAATTGTTTGACAGACTGAGTTTCCTGTGCGAGTTTGACCTTGCTCTGGTTGGTTCGGGAAGCAACTAGTGTACTCCTCCTCTGTGGTCTTTTAAGACCCACCTGACCCTGCGCTTCGGCGCGGGGTTTTTTTATTTTCGGCTTGGTGTTATGTTTGTGCAAGAAATTGGGGTGATTTATGCCGTTGAAACGTGGTTCAGGTCGCAAAACTGTAAGCAGCAATGTTTCCAAGCTGCGTCGTGAGGGGTATCCCCAGCGTCAGGCGGTAGCGATAGCCATGTCGAAGGCTGGAAAAGGTCGCAAACCTAGCACGAAAAGGGGCCGTTGATGGTCAAGCAGTCTTCGTATGACGCATCTCCAACGCAAGAGACGACGCGCGGGCCGGGCAATTGGGGCGGTGAGGGCGCGGCTAAGAGTATGGGTGGCGCCCCTGCCGTGGGTGGGATGCTTGGCGGCGTGTTCGGCGGCCTGCTTGGTGGCTCTCAGCGCGGGAACACCACTCCGAACTCAGTCAAGGCGCTGATGCCTCAAGGTGGGGGTGGATTGCTTGGCGGCTTGCTTGGGGCTGCGCGTTATACCGGTCTTCGGGATATGTTCAACGGCGGTGGCCCCGGTCGCGCGGGCGAGCAGTTTTACGGCGGCGGGGCCATGTCAGCTGCTTTGAACCGCGCGGGTGTTCGGCCTCTTGGGTATAGCGACTTGATGGGGCAGATGGCCGCTCAGCGCGCTCAGAAGGTCTCCCAGCCGGGATACACGCCCACGGGGTATGGTGCTGCCCCTGCAGGTGGTTCTGGGCCTGTAGGCGGCGGTTATCGGGCTTCTCCGACTCCTGTTGCGCCCACTCCAACTGGCGGCTTGATTGCCAATCTGGGAGCGCCGATTACTGGCTCGGGTATGTCGCCCGCTAACGCTTATGCGACCGGTCCAATTATGAACGGCTCTCCTATGCCAAGTGGGATGTTTGGGAATCCCACGCAGCCGTTCACGAACACGACGCTTCCGACAACTGGCGCTGTGCCTGGTGCGTATCCGACAACCAGTCGCTATGTCAGCCCCGAAGTCTCGCGCAGTCAAAGCGCCTATCAAGCTATGCTGCAGCAACTTAACGGTGGCTCTCCGGCTACCCCAGCCCCCACAACTCCGACTGGCCAAACCGCTGTCCAGCAGTCTCAGGCTGGTTACGCTGATATGCTGTCGCGGCTTGAAGCTCGGCAGCGCGCAGAGGCGCAGCAAAGAGCGCAGCGAATTTACGAAGGCATGATGGTGGCCCCCTGATGGACCCGACGCTGTTTGAACTCGCCCCGCAGGAGTTTGAGGGCGTTATTGCGGAGCTTGGCCTTCCGCAGTCTGAAGCCGATCAGCTTCGGCGGCAGTATCGCCGACAGAACAGCATGTTTGCGGGCCTTTACGGTCTTCTGGACAGCGTAGCTGGGCGAGACGCTGAACAGGGTCGCGTCCGGGCGGACATGCTGCCTATGACGCGCCCAGAGGGCATGACGGGCATTGAGGCGCTGTTGAGCGGCAACGCGGAGTTTGCAATCCCTGGCGGCTTGCTTGGCGGCGCTGAGGCAGCGGCCATGGGGATCGACGCCCCTGCTGCGGCTTATCAAGGCATGATTCCGGCTGAAGATATGGTCGGAGAGGCGCTCGGCACGGGCGGCATGGCAATGTTGGGCGGCGGCGCTGTGGCCCGTCCGGCGAGTAGTGTTGGGATGGGAGGGCGTGTTGTTGCGTCAAGCGATTTTGGTCAAGGATGGGATGACGTTTATCATTGGACTAGGTCGGAACAACCGTTCAGCCAATTTGACCCAAACAGGTCAACTAGCGCGATGAGCCAGCTTGGCCCGCACGTTGGAACTCTTGAAGCAGCGCAAGCGCGCGCTTTTGGCTTCCCGAACGAAACTGGGCAAATGATACCGTTGCGGGCAGATTTACGTCGGCCATTTATGGACCCACAAACCAATCAGCCGTGGTCTGAAATGGACTTGGAAGTATTTTTGAGCGCCATGGCGGACGAGCATGGTGTTGATCGTCGAGAAATCGCTCCAATTATGCGTGGTCTTCTTGCAAGAGAAGGTTACACCGACATTCCTTATGTAAATGATGTTGAAGACGCCGGGTCTATCAGCAACATCATGCTGGTTGACCGTCCGACTGGATATGACGCTGTGCTGCGCAGGCAAGATGCCGCGTTTGATCCAGCGCGCCGGACGGACCCAAATCTTCTTGCAGCCAACCGTTCTCCCACCGCTGGTGCGGTAGGTCTTCTTGCGAATGAAAGCCGAGCGCAGCGGATCGCCCGCATGTTGCGTGAGGGCCGTGGTGACGAAATTACTGACGACATGTTGGCTGCGCTTGACGCGAACGACAACATGGAGCTTGCGCAGCTATATGCGGCTGGTGAAACCGGCGTTGATATGCCGATGGATTTTGAAAGCCGGATGGCTCGGGCAAGAGAAATGGGACGCACCAGCGACCAATATCACGCCACTAATGCTGATTTTCCTGCGTTTATCGCAAGCCAAACCGGGTTGACGGGGCGTGGCATTTACACTGGGGATAGCGCTCCAGATGTTTTTGATTATGCGAGAGCCAGGCAAGATGGGATTGATGGCTTAAATATCATTCCACTTGTGACGCCAGATTCTTCCAACTACGCCAGAAGAATTGATTGGCAAAACGTTTTGGATGCTGATCCTGATCTCCCATACAATGCGACTTGGCAGCAGGAAATCGAGGGTTTTCAACGTGCTGCTGAAAACATGTCAGGCCAAGGTTTTTTGGGAGTTCATAGTCAACCGGGCGAGCGCGTGACATTTGAACCTCGCAACGTCCGCTCCCGCTTCGCACGCTTTGATCCGCGCTTAAGCCACTTGGAAAACCTAAATGCAGCCAACGCATCCCTCGAACTCGGCTTGCTGGCCGCATCCGCGCCGAGCGAAGAAGATCAGCTTGACCAATTGCGCGCCTATCTCGGCCTCCTGAACCAATAGGATCACGACAATGGAACCTGAAATCAACGATCTGACCAATCAGGTGCAGGAGCTTGTGAACCCGGACTATCTGTCCGACGACGAGCTGCAGGGCATCGTGGCAAGCGAAATCGACGATGCTGTTGATTTCATTGACAATATCGTTTCTCCGCTGCGCGCGAAGGCGACGGAATACTATCGCGGTGATCCGTTTGGCGACGAGGAAGACGGGCGCAGCCAGGTCGTCTCGATGGACGTACGCGACACGGTGCAGGCGATCATGCCGTCCCTGATGCGTGTCTTCACCAGCGGCGACAAGGTTGTCGAGTATGTTCCGCGTGGCCCGGAAGACGTTGACTCGGCCAAGCAGGCCACGGAATACGTGAATTACATCTTCCAGAAGGACAATCCGGGCTTTCTGGTGCTGCACAGCGCGTTCAAGGACGC